AGCACTAGATGTTATTGAACCCAAAGGGGTTCAAGAAGTAGAAAATGAATTGATTGAAAAACATGAGCAATCATTAAATGAAGAAGCTCAATCTCAAGAAAGCAACTTTGATGATACTGAAGTTGCTGTTGAGCAAGAAGTCAATTTAAAAGACGAGGACGTTCTTTCATATATTGGGAAAAGATACAATAAGCAGATTAACTCGCTAGATGATTTGGTTGCTGAGAGACAAGAATCAGAACCACTTCCTGAGGATGTAGCTGCTTATTTAAAATACAAAAAAGATACAGGTAGAGGATTCGAAGATTTTATTAAAATCAATAAAGATTATGATAAAATGAATCCTGAGCAGCTTGTTAAAGAATATCTCGCTTCTACCCAAGAAGGATTAGATAGTGAGGATATTGATGCTTTAATGGAAGAGTATTCATATAATGAAGATTTAGATGATGACTCAACTATTAAGAAAGCAAAGATTGCAAGGAAAAAAATAATTGCTGAGGCTAAGAAATACTTCAATAATCAGAAGGAGCTATATAAGTTACCACTTGAGTCAAGTACGGTAACTGTTTCCGATGAAGAGAAATCGTTGTATGATAGCTATAAGCAATATGTTCAAGAGGCGAAGACGATAGAGGAGGAAACTAATCGAAAGCGTAGATGGTTTGACCAAAAGACAGATGAGGTTTTTAGTAAAGATTTCAAGGGATTTGAGTTCAATGTCAACGACAAGAAGATTACGTTTACTCCAGGGGATGCCAATGAATTGAGAAAAGCTCAATCAACTCCACAGAACTTTATAAATAAGTTTTTGGATGAGAATGGTATGATTCGAGATGCAGCTGGATACCATAGGTCATTAGCCATCGCAATGAATCCTGAGAAGTTTGCCAAGTTCTTTTATGAACAAGGATTATCGGATGCTACTGATGATGTTACTCGTAAAATTAAGAACATCAATATGTCAGAGCGAAGGGCTCCTGAGATTGGCAAAATAACAGGAGGAATGCAGGTGAAGGCGGTAAACCCTGATTCAGGTAGAAACCTGAAAATCCGCAGCGCAAAAAAATTGTAAAACTTAAAACTTAAAGAAAAATGCCAAGTGCTTTATTAAACAACCCTACCTATGCGTTGCAGCCTAGTGCTGAACAGGTGGCGTTACAGACCAACTACATTACCAACTTTAACTTCTTGAATCAGTATCTTCCTGATACTTACGAGAAAGAATTTGAGCGTTATGGTAATAGAACTATTGCTTCCTTCCTAAGAATGGTAGGAGCTGAGATGCCTTCTAACTCTGACCAAATTAAGTGGGCAGAACAAGGCCGTTTGCACATTAAGTACACCAACGTAACTTCAGCTGCTGCTGCAGGTTCCGCTACAGCTACTTTCACAGTTGCTGACTCAGGTGTTACTTACATTGCTATCCGTGTTGGACAAACCGTAATGATTCAGAACAACACTTCAGGTGTGTTCAACAAAGCAATCGTTACTGCTGTTCCTTCTGCAACTACTTTCACTGTTGCTTTCTATGAGGCAGCTGGACAAGCTTTCGCTGTTTCTACTCAGTGTACTGTATTCATCTACGGTTCTGAATTTAAGAAAGGAACTAACGGAATGGTTGGTTCTTTGGAATCTGAAGATGATATCTTCTCTAACAACCCTATTATCATCAAAGATAAGTATGCGGTTAACGGTTCTGACATGGCTCAAATCGGTTGGGTTGAAATTACTACTGAGAACGGTGCTACAGGTTACTTGTGGTATTTGAAATCTGAGCATGAGACTCGTCTTCGTTTCGAAGATTATCTTGAGACTGCAATGATTGAAGCTGTTCCTGCTGCTTCAGGTTCAGGTGCTGCTACTGCTGGTATGATGGGTTCTGAAGGTATCTTCTACGTAGTTAACTCTCGTGGTAACGTATGGGGCGGTGGAACTCCTACCTCTCTTTCTGATTGGGATTCTATCGTATCTCGTCTTGATAAGCAAGGTGCTATCGAAGAGAACGTAGTATTTGTTAACAGAGGTCTTAGCTTCGACATCGACAATATGTTGGCTACATTGAACGGATATAACGGAGTTAATGCTGCTGGTGCTGCATCTTACGGTCTATTCGACAATGACGTTGATATGGCGTTGAACCTTGGATTCACTGGATTCCGTAGAGGATATGACTTCTACAAGTCTGATTGGAAATACTTGAACGACCCAACCATGCGTGGTGGCCTAAACCAAACTGCTGCTACTGCAACAGGTACTATCACTGGTTTGTTGGTTCCTGCAGGTTCTACTTCAGTATATGACCAAATCATGGGTAAGAACGCTAAGCGTCCATTCTTGCACGTTCGTTACAGAGCTTCTGAAGCTGAAGACAGACGTTACAAGACTTGGATTACAGGTTCTGCTGGAGGAGCTGCTACTAGCGACCTCGATGCAATGGAGGTTAACTTCTTGTCCGAGCGTTGCGTATGTACCTTGGGTGCTAACAACTTCATCTTGTTCAGATACGGTTGATAGATTAATAACAGAGGGGGCCAATTTGGCTCCCTCTATTTTAACTTTTAATTCAATTAAATAAAATCAAATCATAAAATGGCAAAGAATATACCTGTAGACAAAGTCTACAAATTAAAAATCGGAAGTCCCCTTTCTTACACATTGGCATCAAGAAACCACCACAGGTTTCCACTAATGTGGTTTGACGAAAAGAATAATGTAAATCGTGCTCTTAGATATGCTACCAATCAGAAGTCTCCCTTTGAGGATGAGCAAGATGGTAATGCTATTATTGAGCCAATTATATTTGAAGATGGGTTTTTAAGAGTTCCTAAAACTAATCCTGTACTACAACAATTCCTGCACTATCATCCACTAAATGGTATTATATTTACCGAAGTTGATAAAGAAAAAGAAGCAGCTGAAGAAGTTGAGGATTTGAATTTGGAAGTTGAAGCTTTAGTTGAAGCCCGTCAATTAACCATTGAGCAGATTGAAACTCTTACTAGAGTAATGTTTGGCAAAGACCCATCAACGGTATCAACAGCTGAGCTTAGACGTGATATCTTGGTATTTGCTAAGACTGACCCAAGAGAGTTCTTGAATATATTAAATGACCCCGAACTTAAATTTCAAGCTAAGATTAGAATGTTCTTTGAAAATAAATTATTAGTTTTGAGGAACAATGACAAAGAAATTTGGTTCAATACATCAACCAATAAAAAGAAGATGATGTCTATACCTTATGGGGAAGACCCATACGAAATAGCAGGAGGCTTCTTACAAAGTGATGAAGGTATTGATTCATTAAGAATGTTGGAATCTTTATTAGCTTAAATTTGTTGTTTATTATTGTTTATGTTTGAAAATAGGGGGCATCGTTGTGCCTCCTTTTTTTTTGTTATATTTGTAAAAAGGCGAAAAAATGATAAACTCTGTTAGAAATGCGGTACTATCCGTTTTGAACAAGAACAATTACGGTTACATTTCTCCTTCTGATTTCAATCTATTCGCAAATAATGCACAGATGGAATTGTTTGAGGAATATTTCAGCAGCTATAACAAAGTAATAAATGCTGAAAATACTAGGTTATCAGGAACTGATTATGCTGATATTGAGCAACCATTATCTGAAACTATGGAGACTTTTTTAAGGACTGATTATTTAACTAAGATTTCAGGAAATAAATTTTCAGCTCCTTCTTTGGCAACAACAGGATATCTTGCTTATTATCTTTTAGATGTTCAATGCAAGCCTGTGGTATTAGCAACAGGAACCAATACATTAGTTTCTGCTGGTAACTTGGTAAACAGTTCAGGGGCATTCTTATCAAAGAATATAGTTGCAGGAGATGTGGTTACAAACATCACAACAGGATTAGTTACTAATGTAGTTGCTGTATTGAACAATACCACCATACAATTGGAAGTAAACATATTTACTGCTGTAGGAAATTCATACGCAATATTTTCTTCTTCTTCCGTGGTTCAAGCTGAAAAGGTTAATCAATCAAAAATTACTCTTTTAAATAATTCAAATCTTACCGCACCTACAATTGAGTTTCCTGTATATACTTTAAAAGGTGAGGAACTTACTTTGTATCCAAATTCAATCAGTAACAAAGGACAAGTGGAGGCCACATACTTTAGATTTCCAAAAGTACCAAAGTGGACCTACTTGACTTTGTCAAGCGGTGAGCCTGTGTTTGACCAATCACAACCTGACTACCAAGACTTTGAATTACCACTAGAAGATGAATATAAATTGGTAACTAAGATTCTTGAATATTGCGGTATGTCTATCCGTGAGAGTGAAGTTACTCAGTTTGGTATGGCTCAACAGCAACATGAGCAGCCTACATTCAGTATGCAACAATAAAAATTTTAAAAGATGGCATATATATCACAGTATCAATATTACGAGAATGGAGGCGCATCCCCCGAAAATCTTAATTGGGGTTCATATCAATATGTTAGCCTTAAAGATATTGTCAACAATTTCTTGTTGATGTATTCAGGAAATCATTCATTGGTAAATAACGAAGAACGATACAAAGTTTTATTTCATGCAAAGAGAGCTATTCAAGAATTGAACTACGATGCGTTTAAAGAAATCAAGGTTCTTGAGCTTGAAGTTCCTGACAGTTTAAAATTTATTCTCCCATCAGACTATGTCAATTGGGTTCGTATTTCTTTGTATAAGGATGGATGGCTTAGACCATTATCAGAAAACATTCAAACATTATCTGCTAGAGCATATCTTCAGGACAATCAAGGAAGGATTTTATTTGATGAGGAAGGGAATGCTTTGTCTCCTGAGTATTCTAATATTGATTACGACAACCTTACTAAAATTAAAAAGAGTATTTATTTGAATAAGGCCAATCAATTTTATGGTAGTGAGGGGTGGAACTACGATGGGATGTGGTATTTCGAAGGTAACATTGGTGCAGCTTATGGTTTAAATACTGAGACTGCTAACTTTAATCCTACCTTTAATATCGACCGTAAAGCAGGTGTAATCAATTTTGATTCACCTATGGCAGGGAAACAATGTATTGTTGAGTATATCTCAGATGGTATGGAGCAAGGAGATAATTCTAAGATTACCGTCAATAAATTATTTGAAAAATATATTTATGCTTACATTCAGTATGAAATTCTGAATAGCAAATTAGGTGTACAAGAGTACATTATTGCTCGTGCTCGTAAAGAGAAATCTGCCTTATTGAGAAACGCAAAGATTAGAATCAGTAACATTCATCCTGGAAGACTCTTAATGAACTTGAGAGGATTAGACAAGCAAATTAAATAAGATGGTAAAGATTAGCAGAAACTTTATTGCGGGAAGAATGAATAAAGTCTACGATGAGAGACTTATTCCTGAAGGAGAATATATTGATGCCATGAATATCAGAATGGGTTCTACCGAGAACTCAGAGATTGGTGTCATTGAAAACACCAAGGGAAATTTACCCTTGACTTCCTTGGCATACCTAGACGGTACTCCGCTTAGTGTTTCTGCAAGATGTATTGGTGCTATTCAAAATAGCTTTACAGAAACAATCTATTGGTTTGTTCATGACCCTGCATTCCCTGTTGGGCCCACAGGAAAACTTGACTTAATAGTTTCATTCAATGTAAATACCAACATCCTTACCTACCATGTTATTTCAATTAATGATGGAGGTAACGTAAATACGACTTTAAATTTTAATCCAAACTATCTCATCACAGGTGTAGATATTTTGGACAATAAGCTTTTGTTTTTTACAGATGACTACAATGCTCCAAGAGTAATTAATGTTCAAAGGAGTTATCCTAATCCTATATCAAACATAGATGCCGTAAGTGCAGAGTCACTTCTTGTAATTAAGAAGCCACCTGTTCAATCTCCTAGTGTTCAGCCTACAGTAAATAATGGCCAAGAGAATTACCTAGAGACTAGATTCATTTGTTTTGCCTATAGGTATCAATACATAGATGGAGAATATAGTGCAACTTCTCAATGGTCTGCTCCTGCTTTTATACCAAAGCCATTTCAATTTAGCGTTGATAGCTATTTGAATGAAGGGATGACAAACTTTTGCAACTCTGCAATTATCACTTATAATTCAGGTGGACCACTTGTGGTTGGTATAGACTTGCTATTTAAGAAGGCCGATGGAAATATTATACGTGTAATTGAAAAGCTTGATAAGGCTAATCTAGGATTAATAAACAATACTGATTATCCATATACATTCACTAATAGTAAGATATTCACGATACTTTCAGAATCTGAATTATTGAGATTGTACGACAACGTACCTCGATTTGCAAAGGCTCAGACCATCATGGGGAATCGTTTGATGTATGGAAACTATATTGAAGGATATGACTTATTGGATTCAAATGGAGTACCTATAAAGTTTGAGTATACCACTTCATTGGTATCAACAAGCATAGGTCTTTCTAGTGTTGACACACAAGTTGATACAGGGAATTATTCTATTGATGGGGCAATATCTGTACCTGATTCAATTGTTTATGTTGATTTGGATGGAATAGATTTGAATGAAGGTTCTTCATTTAGTTTAGACATAACACTACAGCATGACCAATTTACAGGAGATACTCCTTTCCCTACTGAGATTACTGAGAATGTTAAATTAAGCTTTGCTTTTTTCTTATCTAAGAGTTACAACTCAGTATATGATTTTGCTACAAGCGTAGAGTTTCAAGAAGCAATTGGTACAAGTGGAACTGTTGAACCTATAGCAAATGCTTGCAATGGAATTACATTTACAGACCAATTCAACTGTGCTATACCAAATAACTTAGATGCATTAAATAAGGCAGGGAGTGGTATTATTACGTTGAATCAGCCTATATCTATATTAACATCGGTTGCTAGTAATGAAATTGGATTACAGATTCCTGCAATGAAATTTGTAGATAATCTTGTAACGCCAACACAAGAAGTTTATGAGTACTATAGTATTTCATTTGCTCAGGCTTCTTTCCAAGAAGTAGCAAATACTCAAAGCCTCCACAGTAACAGAGATTATGAGATTGGCATTGTCTATATGGATGATTTTAATAGGGCTACAACCGCTTTGGTTAGCCCTAACAATACTGTCCATATCCCCTGTGGATTGTCCTCTTACAAGAACTCTATACAGGTCACAATACCATATCAACAGAAACCACCAGCTTGGGCTACTAGATACAAGTTTGTAATTAAGCCTGATGAAGAGAACTATGAAACAATTTATTGTAGCATATTCTTTGAGGACCCTGACAGCAATAATGCTTTCTTCTTATTGGAAGGAGAGAATGCTAGGAAGGTTGAAGTAGGAGATAGATTAATAGTTAAGGCAGATTCTGAAGGACCAACTTCAAATTGCGTGTATGCTACTGTGCTTGAGAAATCATCTCAGGCTTCAGGATTTATTGAGGTACCAAGTGAGAATGACCCATTAGTTTTAATCCCTGTACCTGCTGGAGTATACGTTAAAATTAATCCAAATAGCTTTAACATTGTTAAAGAGGATAATGCTATAGTTGCCCCTGGTATTATAACAGTAAAGGAGAAGCAAGGAGGAGATTATCCTACCTTGTACTATCCAATGAACGTAGAAGGAACTGACCCTCTAAATCCTGGATTTACGCATATAGATTACAATGTTCCTGCGGGAAGTAGAATTGTAATGTCAATAAAGCAATTTAGAGCAGGTGCAACAAGTGGATGCGAAGAAAGACGCAACACTCTTGAGAAGACTTTTATTTCAGCAAACTCATACGATAATATGTATGATTGGTTTGTTGGAGAAAACATTGAGCAATATTTGAACGATGGAATAAAAATAGTTGGAGGAAATGGTTGCGATATTAATAACGTATTTCAGGGCATTACTACTGATTTGGTTTTAGACCCAATTGGTCCTCCTACCGTTTGTACTAACTATTACAAGTTCTATAGAAACTTAACTACCAATCAACTTCAATTTCTAGTTACAGGTACTGAAGCTTGTACAGGAGCAGGATTAAAACCAAGGAATAGAGATTCAAATATTCAGGTAAATTTCACAGTATTTAGAGCTGAGAACATTATCATATTTGAAACTGAACCATCTGATGCATTGCCTGATGTATTCTTTGAAAATGATATGTCATTTGCTATTGTAAATGGAAACCATCAAGGAAATATACAGAATCAAAATATTGGAGCAGGAACTCCTGCTATAGTTGATACTAAATTCTTTAACTGCTTTGCTTTTGGAAATGGTGCTGAAAGTTATAAGATTAGAGACTCAATTATCGGTACTCATTTTAATCTTGGTAACAGAGTAACTAGCGTATCTGCTCAGGATTATAAGGCGGCAGATAGATTTTCTGATATCACTTATAGTGGAATATATAGCGCAGAATCAAACGTAAATAAACTCAATGAGTTTAACCTTGGTCTATTAAACTATAAAGTTCTTGAGCCATCATTTGGAGATATATATGTGATGGATGGTAGACAAACAGATGTGCTCGTTCTTCAGGAAGATAAGATATCATACGTTCTTGCAAGTAAGAACTTAATATCGGACTCTACAGGAGGTGGTGTGGTATCATCTGTACCTGAGGTATTAGGAACTCAAATAGCTAGAACTGAAACTTATGGTATTAGTTTTAACCCTGAGAGTTACGTTCATTGGGGATTCAATAGATTCTTTACTGACGTAAAAAGAGGGGCTGTTATTCAACTAGTTGGTGACTCTGCGGGCAATGACCAATTGGCTGTCATTTCTGAGCTTGGTATGAGAACTTGGTTTAGAGATGAGTTTAACTTATCCTACAATACTCAGAAGCTTGGAGGATTTGACCCTTACATGAATGAGTATGTATTGTCTACAAACAATATACAAATACCATCTAATCCTCAATGTTTAGGTTGTGGTGTTCTTCAAACATTCACTCTTAGCACTATTGCTCTTGAAACCAAGACTTTGCAATACTGTGTTGATTTAGGCCCTATTGTTGGTTCATCAACTATTAATTATACTGTTCAGACAATTAGTGCAGGGGCAACTTTCCAAGTGTCAGTGAATTATAATGGTACCATCTATAACTCAGGAGTTGTTTCAACTAGTGGTAGTTTAACTATCAATAAGAACAACATTTCTGTAGAGACAGCTACCATTACAATTACTTACACAGGGGATATTGTTCTTTCAGTCCTTGCAGGATGTACCGTAGCTAATAATCTTACAATAATTCAGGTTGTTGTAACAAATAACTACGAAGCAGGTAAGACAATTCATACAGAATACAGATATGTAAATGGGGCTTACACATCTCCATTGCAATCTACGCTTACTACTTTTGCGACATCATTTGATAATCCATTGGTTTCACGATATAGTTCTTTGACAGGCCCTGTAGGATTTGGAACATTCCCTCCTGCTGGAAGTACAATGAGGATTATTTCTAATAAGTTTTCTACTGATACATTTGTATTTAATCCTATTACTGACAGGTTCAAATACTTGATGTCAAATACATTGTACACCAATACTCCTGCAAACATAAGTACGTTATTGGGACTAGCTAATACCGCTACTCCAATTTTAGGAGGAGGTAATAATAATTACGCTCAGTTTACTGTTCCTGCTTTGCAGAATTACTTGTATCTTATTTGGGATTTCAGAGATTCAGTACCTTTGACATTATGTTACTCAGCTACGACTGCAATAGATGCTTGTTGTGGATGCGCACCTGAGCCTTCATTTCCAATACAATTATGTTATTCAAACACAAGTAGCCTAGACGCTTGTTGCGGCTGCGAAGAACCTTCTTAATATGGCAACATCAGCAACATTTTACTTAAACGCTCCATCTCTTGCTTCTGCAACAGCTGTATATTCAAATGCTTCGTTAACAACGCTTGCAGCTGATGGGTATTATTCTGACGGTACTATAGTTAGACAACAATCATCGGGCTCATTATTGCCTCAGGTTACTTGTCCATCTTGTGCTGCGTCTCAATCTTTTACCATATACTTTGATGTAACAACTAGTCCAAACACTTATGGATGGAGTGGTTCATCAGCAGCTTGTGCAGGAACAGGAACTCCTTTGACGGTATATATTATTGGTACTGCTACTGATTTGTATGATGCTGTAGTTACTCAAGGGAAATCCTTATACACGGACTCAATGACCACTACATTGTTAAATGGTAACAATACTTGGTATAAGACTGTATCTGCACCTGCTAGTGGACAAAGTTTTCAAGTAGGAACATTAGGAGATACATCAGCATGGGGAGGACCTTGTTAAGATATGGCAAATTATACACTAACATATAGCGAAGCATCACCAGGTTGGGTGTCATTCTATTCCTACTATCCTGATTGGATGATAGGAATGAATAATTATTTCTACACCTTTAAAGGAGGAGACCTTTACAGGCACAATGTGAACTCAAATAGAAATACATTTTATAGTCAGTGGCAAACTAAAAATGGAACTCCTGCAAATGCATTTACTCCTACTAGATTGGAAAGCGTTTTTAATACAGGTGTTTTAGAGAATAAACTATTTAAGACAATAGATTTAGAAGGCGATGCCAAGTGGTCAGCAACCTTGCAGACAGACCTTCAAGTTTCAGGATTTATTCAAGCAAGTTGGTTTGAAAAGAAAGAGGCATCTTTCTTTGCTTTTATTAGAAACAATGCAGTGGGAGAGTTAGCTCTAAGAAGTGTAAACGGAATAGGAAAAAGTTCTCAGGTTGTTGGTGGTAATGTGGTAAGATTTCCTTTGAGTGTTTCCATTGGAAATATTATAAGTGTTGGAGATTTACTATATTTCTTAACACCACCATATTCTAGTGCTCCTATTCTAGCTGGTAAAGTAACTGCAATTACTGTTGATTATCCTAATGGTGTAAATCAACTTACTATTGATACCACTATTCCAGGTACTACTCCTATCCCTATTCAAGATGCCTTTTTCTTGTACATCAAAAACTCAGTAGCTGAATCTCACGGAGTGTTAGGTCACTACTGTGTATTCACTCTTGAGAATGATTCAACAGCTAAGATTGAACTATTTGCTGTTCAGTCTGAAGTAATGAAAAGTTTCCCTTAAAATTAATATCTTTGTTATGATATGGCACTAAAAATACGAGAGTTAAACGATAACGATTACGATGATATTCTTGTAGGATGGTGGAAAGATTGGGGATGGGAGCCTCCGATGAGAGACTTCCTCCCCGATGGTGGCAAGGGTGGAATCATTATTTATGACGAAGATATTCCGATTTGTGCAGGATATATTTATCTTACTAACTCTAAGGTTTGTTGGGTAGATTGGATAATCTCCAATAAGAATTATACCAATAAAGAACTAAGAAAAGACGCTATATCAATGTTGGTCTCAAGATTGACTGATATTTGTGGATTAATAGGATGCAAGTACGTCTATGCATTGATTAAGAATCAAAGTTTAATTAATACGTATGAGAGCCTTGGATATGTTAAAGGAGATTCATACACAGGTGAAATGATAAAAGTCTTATAATATGGCAGCATTTACAACAATAGCGGCAGGAATTGGATTAGCATCTACAGCTGCTACAACAGGTATGTCATTTGCTCAAGCGGGGAAACAACGCAAGCTAATGAGACAAGCTGAGGCAGAAGCTGATAGAGCTATGCAAGAAGCTCGTAAGAAATTAGAGGTTAACGTTTATGACAAGTTAGCTATCAATAAAGAACCTTATGAATTGCAAAGAGAAGCCATGCTTTCACAAGGTGCTCAAGCTATTCAAGCAGGAGTAGAAAGTGAAAGAGGAGCTGCTGCTACAGCAGGTCGTGTTCAGATGGCTCAGCAAGAAGGACAAGCAGGAATAAGAAGTGCAATGGGTCAAGAGCTGCAACAACTTGGTATGCTTAGTGCACAAGAGGAAGGAAGACTCAGAGACATTGGTGT